CCCCCCAAGGCTCCAAACGACACGTCGGCGGCGGCCGCCTCATCGAACAGTCCAAGCGAGTCACCCCCTGGCGCGAAGCCGTCAAGGAAGCCACCATCCGCCGCCTCGAAGTCCGCTCACTGGAGACCTACGGCGGCACCGGGCAGACCAGCCTGCTCCGCCTCCTCGGCCCCGTCGCCGTAGAGATCGACTTCGTGTTCGACCCGCCGAAGTCCGCGCCCAAGAGGCGCCGCACCTGGCCCATCACCCGCAGCAGCGGCGACGTGGACAAACTGCTCCGCGCGAGTTTCGACGCCCTCGCCGACGCCGGCGCGTTCAAGGACGACTCGCAGGTCATCGACGTCCGCGCCCGCAAGGTCCACACCGACGACCCCGCCGCGCCGCTGCGCGTCCCCGGCGCCGTCATCCGCATCTGGCAGGTGACCGGATGACCGCACCCGACCTCGACGCGCTCGCCTGGGACCTGCACACCGGCACCGCACCCGGCCTCGTCCGCGCCGTCCACCACCGCGACGCCGAAGCCGTGCAGCGCCGCCTGGCCGCCCTCGACGTCCTCCAGCTCCGCGCCCTCGCCGTCGTCCTCGCCGACCTCATCCCCGACCGGGTGTTCGACCTCCAGCTCCGCGCCCTCGACCGCGAGCGGCCCGTCCCGGACGTGCTCGCCGGCCTCGTCCCCGACCGTCCGCCACGCAGTTATCCACAATCCGCGTAGCCGGATACCCCCACAATCCACAGGCTATTTCATTGGCCCCAGAAGAGCCCCGGAAAAGGAGTCGTGCGTGAGCGTCAAGGCGATCGGATGGGTCTGGGACAACTCCCAATCCGAGGGCGCGGCTCGCCTTGTCCTCTTGGCCATTGCCGACTGCGCGAATGCTTCCGGAACGGATGCGTGGCCGTCCGTTGCTGAGCTTTGCCGAAAGACCCGGTTGAGCGAACGGGGCGTGCAGAAAGCCATTCGCAAACTGACGGAACTCGGGGAGTTGGCGGTGATCCGCAACAGCGGGCGGGGGCGCACGAACCGGTACCGGATCGTCATGGAAACCCCGCACCCTGTTCGGGGTTCTGAGGCTGAAAACCCCGAACAGGGTTCCCCCGAACCTGGTGCACCCCCGAACACAGTTCGCCCCCAAACCCCGAACTCTGTTCGCAAAACCCCGAACAGAGTGCACCCGGAACCGTCAAGAACCGTAACTACTGAACCGTCCACTAGGGGTTCTCTAGATCGATCATCCTCAGGTAGTAGACGCGCGAGCGAAGACGACGACCAGACGATCGACCAGACGATCACCGACACGCTGCACGCCGCGACCGGCCGCACCATCACCCCCGAATGGGCCGCACGCGTCCGCCGACAAATCCTCGCCGGCCGCCAGCCCGCCGACCCCTGCGCATACGTCGCCGCCGCAATCCGCGGCGAACCCCGCCGATTCCTCCCCACAAACGGCGACCCCTCAAGCCGAAGCCTCGCCGAGGCACTCGCCGCCGCAAGAGGTGAATCATGAACTGGGCAGAACAGATATCGAGAATCCAGGCCACCGCCGCATCGGAAATCGCCGAACGCCGCGCGCGCGTCCTGCGCTACCCCGACCTCGCCGCCCGCCTCACCCAGCGGCCTCTGGAATTCACCCACCCCGAGAAATGGAACGGGTTCGTGCCGCCGAAGACCGTCCCCACCCTGGACGGCTGGAAGCCGAACGACTCGCCGGTCCGGGCCGCGCTGGTGGAGATCTGCGCCCAGGCGCTGCGCCGCGACGCCGAGCAAGGGCAGCTGCCCGGCGGTGAGGCCGCATGACCGCCCCCTACTGGCGCTACGACAACGAGGAGACCGACCATGGCTGAGCCGACCGCGCCTCGCCCGCAGGACATCCCCGACGACCTGATCCGCGCCGTGACCGAGGGCCTGATGGGTCTGGAGGTCCGCCGCGTCATCGCCAACGTGTGGCCCGAGATCGAGCGGCAGGTCCGCGAGCAGGTCGCCGCCGAGCAACGAGCCGCCGCGCAGGCCATCGAGGACAGCAGGGGCGAGAACCGCGACCTCCTCGCCGAGGAGATCTGGCAGACATGCGAACGCGACCCCGAGGTGCCCGCCGTCCGGGAGGACCCGCGCACCATCGCAGCCGTCGCCTACCGGCACATCGCCTACCGGATCGCCGGGGAGGCCCGGTGACCACCGGCGACCTGCCCGACGAGTGCACCGGCTGCGGGCGCGACGACGGCCCCATGTACCTCGACCCACGACCGCGCCACCCCCGCGACCCGCAAGCCGTCTACTGCCGGGACTGCGCCGCCGACCTTTTCGACCTCGACGACGAGGAGGCCGACCATGCCTGAGCCCACCAGCGACCTGCGCGAGCGGCTCGCCGAAGCGCTCCAGCGACACACCGTCGCGACCGCGCTGCCCACCCCGTTCCCGCCCGACCTCCCCGAAACCCCATGGCTGGAGAATGCCCGCCGCGTGAACGAGGCCCGCGCCGACGCCGTCCTGTCCGTCGTCGAGGCCGAGACCGCCGCACTCCGCCAGCGCGCCGAGGAGGCCGAGCGGGAGCGGGACGACTACCGCCAGCGGTTCGCCAACCAGATGACCGCCGCCACGGAGCTGACCACCACCCTCCGCGAGGCCGAGCGGAAGCTGCAGCAGGCCCTCGAAGCCATCGCCGACGAGCGCCGGGGCAGGCTCGCCGCCGAAGCCGCCGTCCGCCGCGTGCGGGAGATGGCAGAGAACGAGGAGGAGCGCGTGGCCAGAGGCTTCGGCTACCAGTTCGGCGGCAAACCGTTCCCCGCCTCGATCCTCACCCGCGATGTCCTCGCCGCCCTCGACGCCGAACAGCCCAAGGAGACCCGTTGACCCCCTCCGACCAGCGCACAGGGCGAACGTTCGGTCGCGCGCGCGATGAGGCCCGGCGTGCGATGCCCGCCGTTGAACGCGCCCTGGTCGACCTGCGTCAGGTCGAGGAGTTGGTGCCGTTCCTCGCCCTGCTCCGCGACCCGCAGACCCGCCGGCCGTGGCGCGAAGTCCACCTCGACCCCTACGCCTGCGCTGAGGCCGACGCGCAGGCCCGCGAAGAGCGCGCCGAGCGCGTCGAGATCGCCCCTGGCGAACACACCGACGCCGCCCGACCCGACGTCCTCGACCTGCTGTCCGGGGTCCTGTGGCGCGCGGAGAGCCTCGCAGAGCACCTGTCCCGCGCCGCCTGGTGCCCCGTCCTTCCCCCGGCCGCGGCGGACGCGGACCCGCGCCCGTACCTCGCACGCGCCCGCGCCTGCCTGCCCGTCGCGGTCACCGGCTGGACGAACGGCGACGAGATTGCATGGTGGGCCGCCGACACCGCCGCCGCCATGCTCGACGACCTCGCCGGCGCCCTCGCGCTCAACGTCGACGGGCACCTCGTCAAGGCCGTCTGCCCCTGGTGCCGCGGCGGACTGACCGGCGCCTACACGTGGCGCGTCCGCGTCATCGCCGGCGAGCCGCTCATCGTGTGCGAGGGCGACCAGCCATGCGAGCCACCGTCCCGCGACGCGGGCACATGGTGGCGCGGCCGGCCCGCGTGGCGGTTCCGCGATTGGGAGTGGCTCGCCGCCCGGCTCTGGCACCTCGACCGGGCCCGCGCCGCACGGGAGCCGGCGCCGCCCCCGTACGCGTCGTTCCGGGGCGTGACAGGCCGCGCCGGAACGCCAACCACCCTCAACGCCGAGCGGGAGATCCTCGCCGGCCTCGCCCCCGACCAGCCCGCCGACCCCGAAGGGACCGCAGCATGACCGAGGAGACCGACCCCCGATGACCGACCACAAGCCCGAACCCGCCCCGTACATCCTCCACATCGCGGTCGACCCCACCGCGCTCAACCGGGCCACCGCCCACCTGAACGAGGCGTTCGCCCGCATGCGGTTTCGCACCGTCGCCCGCGCCGCCCTGGCCGCGTGCCTCGACGGCGACGACGAGCAGGCCGCGCGCCTCCTGGCCGGCCTCGACGACGCGCACCTGTACGCGATCGAGGGCGCCGCGTCCGGCCTCGCCATCCACGCCTCACGCCTCCGCAAGCCCCCCGGCGACGAGCAGGACGGCCCGGCCGCCGCGGGCCGCCGAGTCAGCGTCGACGAGCACGAGCGCCTCCTCGCCGCCGACGAGCAGACCGCCGCCGGACGACGGTGAGAGGATGAGCGCATGACGCTGGTGGAGTTCCTGCGGGCGAGGCTGGACGAGGACGAGCGGGCTGCACTGAACGCACCGCCTGGGCCGTGGCACTACGACCGGAAACGTTTCACCGTGACGTGCGATGGATACCCGGTTGCTTCGTGGCGACATGAGGGCAAGCTGACCGATGGTTCGCCACTCCTTGACCGGACTGGCGAGTACATGGAGCGCTTCGACCCGGCGCGGGTGCTGGCCGAGGTCGACGCCAAGCGGCGGATCCTGGACGACTACAGCAGAACGATCCGCATCCGAGACGAAGCCGCCGCCCGGATCAAGGATGCGGGCCCCGCGAACGCGGACCCGGAAGACCTGGACACCTGGGACCGCGCGCAGCGCGAGGCGAGCATCCTCGAAGGACCAGTCAAGGCGCTCGCCCTGCCGTACGCCGCCCACCCCGAGTACGACCCGGCATGGCGGCCCGGCATCGACACCAGGGACCGCACCGCCGACCCCGACGCGTGGCGCCCGTAACCGCCCGCCCCGCCGATGATCGTCCCGCTTGCTATCCACCCTGTGGATAACTCATAATCAAACCCGTGTTCGGCATGCCCGGACACAGGGCACGGCGTCCGCGCGGCAACGGCCCGCCACCAAGCGCACAGCTCACAACGGTGGCTGGCCCTCGCCATCCCCAGGAGGTGCCATTGACCTCCTGGACCATGCACCACGGCGACGCCCTCACCCACCTCCCCACCATCCCCACCGGCACCATCCACGCCGTCATCACCGACCCGCCATACAGCAGCGGCGGCGCATTCCGCGGCGACCGCACCCAAGACGTCCACTCGAAATACGTCCAAACCGGCTCCACCAGCAAGAACATCGCCGACTTCACCGGCGACACCCGCGACCAGCGCGGATACCTCCACTGGTCAGCGTTGTGGATCAGCCTCGCCGCCCGCGCCCTCACCCCCGGCGGCATCGTCGCCGTCTTCACCGACTGGCGACAGCTCCCCACCACCACCGACGCCCTCCAGGCCGGCGGCATCGTCTGGCGCGGCATCGTCCCCTGGCACAAGCCCAACGGCCGCCGCATCCAAGGCCGATTCGCGAACAACTGCGAATACGTCGTCTGGGGCACCAACGGCCCCCGCCCTCTGGTCGCGCTCCCCAACGCGCTCCCCGGCTTCTTCCAAGCCAACACGCCCCGCCAGCGGGAGCACATCACCCAGAAGCCCCTCGACGTCATGCGCGGAATCGTGCAGATCTGCCCGCCCGGCGGGACGGTGCTGGACCCGTTCGCCGGGTCCGGGACGACCGGCGTCGCCGCCCTCGTCGAGGGCCGGTCGTTCGTCGGTATCGAGATGTCCGAGCACTTCGTCCACGTCGCCGAGCAGCGGCTGGAGTCGGCGCAGGCTGAGACGTGGCAGCAGCCCGCCTTGTAGCCGCCCGGGGGTGATGCCATGTCCGGCCGCCCCGTCACCGACGCCGAGCGTGAACGCGTCCGCGCCCTGCACGCGCAGGGCCTCAACTGCCGCGAGATCGCCGACGAGATCGGCCGCGCCCGCTCCACCGTCTCCGTCATCGCCCGCGACCTCGGCCTGAGCTTCGACCGCGCCCAGACCCAGCAGGCCACCGCCGCCCGACAGGTCGACGCCCGCGCCCGCCGCGCCGAGCTTGCGAACCTCGCCCTCGACGACGCCCACGAGATGCGCCGCCGCGCCCTCGCTTCCGACACAGGCCGCGACGCCCGCGACTACGCCGCCGCATACGGCGTGTTCGTCGACCGGCACCTACGGCTCGTCGAGGTCGACGCCGACCGGCAGGGCCTCGCCGCCGTCGACGCCTGGCTCCGCAACATCACCGGCACCCCGTGACCGTCGTCCCCCTCGTCGGGAAACAGGCCGAGTCCGTCCGCCTCGCGACCGCCCGCGGGAACCTGTGGGAAGGCGCCGTCCGGTCGAGCAAGACCGTCTGCTCAATACTGCGGTGGCTCCAGTTCATCAGGACCGGGCCGCCCGGTCCGCTGATGATGGTCGGGAAGACCGAACGGACACTCAAGCGGAACATCATCGACCCAATCGTCGAGATGGTCGGCAAGTCCCGATGCCGCTACCGCGCAGGTGCCGGCGAGGTCGAAATCTTCGGCCGGCTCGTCTACACGATGGGCGCGAACGACGAGCGCGCCGCCGAGAAGCTGAAGGGGATCACGCTCGTCGGCGCGTACGGCGACGAGGTCACCACCTGGCCGCAATCGTTCTTCGCCATGCTGCTCACGAGGCTCTCGGTCGAGGGCGCGGCATGGTTCGGCACCACCAACCCGGCCGGGTCGAATCACTGGCTGATGCGGGACTACCTGTCGAGGGCGTCCCTGCACCTCACCCGCGACGGCGAGACCCTCCGCAGCGACGGCCCCGACCGGCTGAACTTGCACCGGTTCTCGTTCAAGCTGGAGGACAACCCGACCCTTCCGGCCGACTACGTCGCCCAGGTCCAGGCCGAGAACGTCGGCCTGTTCTACCGCCGCAACGTCCTCGGCGAATGGGTCCTCGCCGAGGGCGCCGTGTTCGACATGTGGCGCGACGACGAGCACGTCGTCGACGAACTCCCCCCGATAGACCGATGGCTCTGCGCGTCGGTGGATTACGGCACAACGAACCCGTTCCACGCCGGGATGCTCGGAGTCGGCGAAGACCGGCGCCTGTACCTGACCCGGGAATGGCGGTACGACTCCCGCCGCGAACACCGCCAACTGTCGGACGTCGAATACTCGCAGCGTCTCCGCGAGTGGCTCGCCACGGTGCCCAGGCCCGGGGAGACCCGCCGCGGTGTCCAGCCCGAGTATGTGATCATCGACCCGTCCGCCGCGTCCTTCAAGGTCCAGCTACGGCGCGACGGGATCCGGACCCGCGCCGGCGACAACGAAGTGTTGGACGGCATCCGCACCGTGAGCAGCCTCCTCGCCCTCGGCCTGCTCCGCGTCCACGTGTCCTGTGTCGACCTGATCCGCGAAATCGGGTCCTACTCCTGGGATGACAAAGCCAGCGAGAAGGGCGAGGACAAGCCGCTCAAGGTCGACGACCACGGCCCCGACATGCTCCGGTACGCCGTCCACACGACCCGTACGGCGTGGCGGCCGTTGCTGCCCGCCGGTCTCGCCCTGGCCGCCTGACGGCCCCTGTTCCCCCGGCGCGGGCGTCCCCCGAGGTCTGCGCCGGGACGTTCCCCGGCCCGGCTGCGTCTCTGGAGGGTGGCGCCGCCGGGCCGGCCAACCCTCCCACCGGAAGGACCCGCCCATGCCCGCGACCCTCGGCCGCCTCCCCATCCGCGTCACCGTCGGCGACGGCAAACCCCAAGACATCGGCGTGTGGGAGATCGAGGCCAACGGTGAGGACGGCCAGATCACCGTCTCGACCGCATCGTTCGCCGAGGTGCTCCGCAAGGCCGCGAACGACCTCGCCCCCGACCCCGCCCTGTCGGCCGCGTACCGCGAGCGCGCCCGACTCGTCGCGTTCCTCGCGTCGCTGTTCCCGAGCGTCCTCGCCTACGCCGATCCCGACGAACCGGACTGGGCCGTCGTCTACATCAGCAGCCCGGCCGGTCAACTGTCCTGGCACATCGCCCCGGACGACGTCGAGCTGTTCGCGCACGTCCCGAAGGTCACGCCGGACGACAAGCGCGCGGAGTGGGACGGGCACGACACCCCGACCAAGTACGAGCGGCTCGCCGCGCTCGTCGACGTCCGCAGGGCCGCCGAGAACCGCCCGCGCACCGTCGTCAACGTCCACCCGGACCCGCCGCACATCGCCCGGCAGATCCGCGACATACGCCGGAGGGGGTGACCGATGCCGCTTCCGTCCGGTGGAGCCTGGCCGCCCGCCCCCATGGCCCAGATCTTCGAGGAGTTCCGCGTCCTCGACTCCTGGTATCAGGGCAACCCCGACCGCCTCGCCGCCCTGTACGGCGCGCAGCGCGCCAACCAGCCGAAAGCGCGCCCGTCGCAGTACCGCGGCGGCATCGTCGGCCGCCTGTCCCGGTGGTTCTGGGGACAGCCCACCCCGCAGGGCGAGCAGCGCGCCAAGCTCCACGTGCCGATCGCCTCCGACGTCGCGACCATGTCCGCCGATCTCCTGTTCTCCGAGCCGCCCACGGTCAAGGCCCGCACCGCGCAGCAGCAGACCGCCCTCGACGCCCAGCTTCCCGCGCTACACGCGACGCTCCTGGAGGGCGCCGAGATCGGCGCGGCCCTCGGCGGCTACTACCTCCGGTCGGTGTGGGATACCCGCATTGCCCCCGGCCCGTGGATCGACAAGGCCGACGCCGACTCAGCGGTCCCGACCTTCCGATGGGGGCGGCTGTGGGCGGTCACGTTCTGGCGCACCATCGAGGAGACCCAAGCCGGGAAGTGCTTCGTCCACCTGGAGCACCACGAACCCGGCGCGATCCTCAACGGCCTGTACCTCGGCGACCCCGGCACCCTCGGCGAGCGACTCCCCCTCGACGCGCACCCCGAGACGGCGCACCTCGCCGACGAGATCGCAACCGGGATCACCGACCGCCCGACGGCCGTCTACGTCCCCAACATGCGCCCGAACCGGGATTGGCGTTGGCACCCGGTCGGCCGCGACCTCGGCCGGTCCGACTTCGCCGGCCCCGTCCTGGGGTTCATGGACGCCGCGGACGAGACATGGACGAGTTGGATGCGCGACCTCCGCCTCGGCAAGGCCCGCCTGATCGTCCCCAACGACTACCTGCGGTCCCTCGGCCCCGGGCAGGGCGCCGAGTTCGATCTCGACCGCGAGTTGTACGAGGGCGTCGAGACGCCCGGCGAGGCCGACCGGATGGAGATCAGCGCCCAGCAGTTCGCGATACGGGTCGCTGAGCACCGCGACACCCTCGCCGAGCAGCTCGCCGTGATCCTCCGCGCGACCGGATACAGCGGCCAGTCGTTCGGCCTCGGTGGGGACGTCGCGATGACCGCGACCGAGGTCGCCGCCAAGGAACGCCGCTCCCTGATCACGCAGGGGCGTAAGGGCCTGTACGCCCGACCCCCGCTCTCCGAGATGATCGAGATCAACGCGCAGCTTGCCCGGAACCTGTTCGGGTCGACGGTCCCGGCCGACCCGGTCGAGGTCACCTTCGCCGACTCCATCGCCCCCGACATGCAGGCCCTCGCCACCACGGCCGACCTCATGGCCCGCGCCGAGGCCGCGTCGACGGAGACCCTTGTCCGGATGCTTCACCCGGATTGGGACACGCCGCAGGTCGACGCCGAGGTCGCCCGGATCCGCGAGGAGGCGGGCGGCATGACGGACCCGATCGAGAACATGACGAACCTGATCCGGCAGAACGACCCCGGCGAGGCCGACCCTGCCGAGCAGGACCCGGCCGGCGGCCAGGAGGAATAGCCGGTGGCGGTCGACGCCGACCAGGTCGACGCCATCGCCGCGAGCGTCGCCGACATCTACCGGGAGGCCGAGGGCGCGCTCGTCCGCCTCGTCCGCCGCCACCTCGACGCCGGTCTCGACTCCCCTGCCGCCGAGCAGCGCCTCGGCACGATCCGGGCGCTACGCCGCGGCGCACAGACCGTCATCGCCGCGCTTGAGGCCGACTCTGGACCCGGCATCCGCAACGCCCTCGCCGCCTCCTATCGGCACGGCTGGAGCAACGCCACCGCCGGTCTCCCGGAACGGTTCTTCCCGGAGTCGGGGGTCGGGACGAACGCCCGCCTCGCGGCCCGTGAGCGGTCCGGAACGAGCTTCGTCGAGGCCCTCGCCCAAGCGCTTCACCGCGACTTCGGGAACGTCACCCGCAACATCCTCCGCAACGTCGAGGACGCATACCAGTCCGTGCAGGCCGCCGCCGCCGCGCGGATCCTCACCGGCGCAGAAACCCGACGCCAAGCCGCACAGGCAGCATGGCAGCGCCTCGTCGACCGCGGCATCATGGGATTCACCGACCGCGCCGGCCGCCGCTGGCGACTGTCCTCGTATGTGGAGATGGCGACGCGGACCAACGCGCAGCGCGCCGCGACGACGGGCCAGGTCGACCGCCTCGACGCCGTCGGCGTCAACCTCGTGGTCGTCAGCGACTCCCCGCAGGAATGCAAGCTGTGTCGGCCGTTCGAGGGGAAGATCCTCCGCACCGATGACGGGCCCCTCGACGTGGAGGTCGAGCACCCCACCCGCGACGGCGTCACGGTCACGGTCGAGGCGTACGCGACCCTCGACCAGGCCCGCGCGAAGGGCCTGTTTCATCCCAACTGCCGGCACAGCGTCTCGGCGTACCTGCCCGGCGTGTCCAGGCCGCCGGCGCAGCCGACGGCCGACCCGGACGGCGACCGGGCGCGGCAGCGTCAGCGCGAGCTTGAGCGGCGCATACGCCGCCAGAAAGAACGCGCAGAGGCCGCCCTTACCCCCGAGGCGCGGAAGGCCGCGAACGCCCGCGTCCGGAAGGCTCAGGCCGATCTACGGCAGCACCTCGCCGACAATCCGAAGCTCAAGCGGTTGCGGTACCGCGAGCAGCCCGGCGCCGGGAACATCCCGCCCCGCGGCGGCGCCCCGGGCGGCCCCACCGGCGACATCACCCCGCCGCGGCAGCCCACCCTCGACAGCGGCCCCGCCGCGCGGCCACCGTCCCGCACCCGCCGCGTGGACGACCGCGACCAGCCGCCCGCCCGGGACCGCGAGCCGGCCCCGAATCAGCCCGAACTGGAACGCCCGCCCACCCTCGAACCAAGGCAGCTCCGCGACGCCGACCTCGAACGCCGCGCGATGGATGCGCTCAACGACCCGTCACGCACGGACGAGTTCGAGCGCCTCGCCGCCGAGATCGACCGGCGCGACGCCGCGCGGCGCGCCGCCGACCGCCGCAACGTCGACCCGGCCACCCTCACCGACGACGACCTCCAACAAGCCCTACAGCACGAGTTCAGCCGGCCCGACCCCGACGAGGCAGCGATCGCGCGCCTGTCCGCCGAAGTCGACCGGCGCGAGGCCGCCGCCCGGCAGGCGACCCGCGCGCCCGGACAGGTCCCGCCCGCCGACGAGCTTCGCCGCATGTCCGACGCCGACCTTGAACGCCTCGCGCAGAAGTTGACCCGCGAGCAGGACATTGACGACTTGCTCGACGACCTCCTCGACCTCGAAGGCACCGGCCGCGAGGGACCCGATGCGCCGATCCGGCGGGAGCTGGAGCGGCGAGAGAAGGTCCGGCAGAAGGCCCCCAACCCGGCCGACCTGTCCGACGACGACCTCGACGCCGCGCTACGCGCCGCGCTGGACGGCCCCGATTCCGACCCGCTGACCGCCGAGCGTCTCGCCGCGGAGGTCGAGCGGCGCCGCCCGGCCCGCGAGGCACGCGAAGCGCGGGAGCGGGAGCGCCGCGAGCGCCGCGAGCAGCGCGCCCAGGAGCGCCGCGAGCGTGAGGCCGAAGCCAAGGCCGACCGCATGGCCGAACTCCTCGACGCCGGCGTCCCGGAGGAGGAGGCCGTCGAGGAGGTCTACGGGATCAGCATCGCGACGCAGCGTCGGCGCCGCGCGATCGACGCGCTACGCGGCCAGGGCTACAGCGGGAAGGGTTTCGAGGAACTCGCCCGCAAGTCGTATCAGGACTACGTGCATCGGCAGTACCTCGCCGCGTCGGAAGCCACCCGGGGCGTTCTGACGACCGCGCAAGGCCAGGCGCGCGGCATCGACCACCTCCGCCTGTTCACCAGCAACGAAGCCTTCGCCCGCAAATGGGCATCCGACGAACTCAAAGCATGGTGGGACACCCACGGCCGTATGACCTTCGCTGAATGGAAGGCGCAACTCCTCGACGACCAGGGCGCCGCCCGTAGACAGCGGGAGCGGCAAGGGGGAGACTTCCTCAAGTGAGCATCGAGAACGCCGCGGAGGCGCTTCCCATGCTGCGCGCCCTCGCGGCGGGGAGGACCGCCGGGCGGGAGGATCAGCCGATCACGGCTTGCCCGTACGACCCCGACGGCGGGACGGCCATGGAGCGGGCGCAGGCGCGGATGTGGCTACGCGGCTACGCCCAGGCCCGCCCCGATACGATCGACTACTCCGCCTGACGCTTGCGGGGACGGCCGCCGCCCGCGCCGCGCCCCGGCTTCCCCGCGTGCCAGGCGTAAATCTCGGCCTCACGGTGCGGGGACCATCCGGGCGTGCCGCCGAGGATGACGTCCGGCGCCGGGAACGGGCGGTAGTCGCCGCCCTCGCGGTAGCGTTCCTGCCACTTCCGAACCGCGTCCCCGGACACGCCGAACCATCTGCCGATGTCCGTCCGGTCCAGGTACCGCAGCGTCTTCCCGGCCGGTGCCGGCGGCCCGTCCGTCAGGTAGTCCTCGCCCACGAGCACACTCAATCCGGCACGCTGGCGGGCCGCAACCCCGGCCGCCCACTCGGCGCGTAGCCGAGGGTCGGCCGGAGGCGGGATCAGGTAGCCGCTCATCGCCGGACACATCCGAACGCCTCGGCAACGTGATGGCGCAGAGACCGCATTGCCTCACGCTTGGTTGGAATCGGGTCGCTGTAGATCAGTCCTCCGCCGCTGCTGACGATCCAGCCGGAGAACGCCGTGCCGTCGATGGTCTTGCGGTACCGGGTCGCGGTCGCGACCATCTCGACGTCGTCCCGGCCCCACAGGCGATTGATCGTGTCGTTCGGCGTGTTCCGGTCGCGGAGTTGGCGGGCCGCGTCAGGGTCGGACGTCCAGAAGGCATGAACCATGACGCCTTCGTCGCGGTAAACCACGTGCTTCTCAGTGTGCGGCAGCTTCGCCGTACCCATCAGGCGGCCACGATCGTGAACAGGCCGCCGTCGGTGGCGGGCGCGTCGGACAGGACGAGGCCGAACAGGGCGCCGTCGGTGCGCTCCGGCGCCTCGACGACGGGCGCGGCCTCGATCTCGGCTGCCGCGTCGAGGAGGTCGAGGGTGCCGCACCCGTCGCCCTCGATGCCGGCGAGCAGGTCCATCTGGACGCCGTCGGTGTACCAGTCGCCGGCGTTCATCTTCGTCCAGTCCTTCATGATCTCCCCTTTACGTCGTCCGCGATGTGGACAACGTTAGCGGAGACCAGGGAACGTTGTCCAGTCTCCGGACAAAGATTTCTGAGACTTCCCGCGCCCGGCGTGCGGGACAGCACAAACGGCCAGGCCAGGCGCCCACGGCCACCATCCGCGAGCACCCCAGGAGGGTCCCGCATGCATCACGAAACCCTGCCGGCCGCGCCCGGCGCGATCATCGGCTACCGCCGCAACGGCCGCCCTATCTACCTCCTCGCCGGCGGATCCGGCGAGGGCGGCGACGGGTCCGGCGCCAGCGGCGGCGACAACGGGGACGGCGGCACCGGCACCGACCCGGGCACCGGCCAGAACGGCGACGGCGGGCAGGCTCCGCACGGCGACGGCCAGGACCCCAACGGCCAGGACGGCGGCGAGGGCGACGTCTCCTCCCTGCCCGCATGGGCGCAGAAGGCCATCCGCGAGGCACGCGCCGAGGCGGGCAAGGCCCGCACGAACGCTAAGCAGGCCGCCGCCGATCAGGCGAGGCAGGACCTCGCGCAGCAGATCGGTAAGGCCCTCGGCCTCGTCAAGGACGGCGACGCCGCACCCGACCCGGCCAAGCTCGCCGAGCAACTCGCCGGCGCGCAGGCCGAGGGACAGCAGGCCCGGACCGAACTGGCCGTGTTCCGCGCCGCCGCCAAGCACGGCGCCGACCCCGAGAAGCTCCTCGACTCCCGCAAGTTCGCCGACAAGCTCAAGAACGTCGACCCGAGCGACAGCAAGAAGATCAGCGACCTGATCAGGGCCGCGGTTGAGGACAACCCCACCTACCGCGCCACGCAGGCCCCGCCCGCGTCCGGCGCACCCATGGGCGGCAAACCACCGTCCGGCAAACCCAAGTCACTGGAGGCCGCCGTGGCGGCCCGCTACAAAAAGTAGGAGGACGCCATGGCCGTGACCCTGGCCGAAGCCGCGAACAACGCGGTCGACGACATCGACGTCGCCGTGATCGACGAGTTCCGCAAGGAATCGGCGATCCTCGACGCGATGACGTTCGACGACGTCGTCAACCCCGCCGGGGGCGGCGCCACCCTCACCTACGGGTACCGGCGTCTGATCACCCAGCCGACCGCCGCGTTCCGCGAGCTCAACAACGAGTACACCCCCCAGAACGTCACCACCCAGCGCTACACGGTCGACCTGGCCGTCCTGGGCGGCGCGTTCGAGATCGACCGGGTCCTGGCCAAGGTCGGGCCGGCCGCGTCTGGCGCCGTGTCCCTCAACATGTCGCAGAAGATCAAGGCGACCCGCGCCGCCTTCCAGGACGCCGTGATCAACGGCGACATCGGCACCGACGCCAACGCCTTCGACGGCCTCGACAAGGCACTCACCGGCTCCAGCACCGAGTTCCGCGGCGACGAGGTCACCGACTGGTCCGCCGTCACCAGCGCCGACGACTCCGCGTTCGCCGCGCTCGACGACGTCGACGAGTTCCTCGCCCTGCTCGACGCCGAACCGACGATCGTCCTGGGCAACGCCAAGGCCCTCGCCCGGTTCCGCGGAATCGCGCGCCGCGCCGGCATGTATACCCGCAATCCCGTCGAGGGCCTGTCCGGGCAGAACGGCCGCCCGATCGTCCGTGAGCAGTACGGGAACATCGTGTTCGCCGACCCGGGCAACAAGGCGGGCACGAACGACCCGATCATCCCCGTCGAGGACCGCACGGTGAACGCCGTCGCCGAGACCGGCCTGACCGACCTGTACGCGGTCCGCATGGGCCTGGACGGGTTCCACGGCGTGTCGACGGTCGGCGGGCAGATGGTCGCGACGTGGCTGCCCGACTTCTCCACGGCCAAGGCCGTCAAGACCGGCGAAGTCGAGATGGGCCCGGTCGCGGTCGCGCTCAAGGCGACCAAGGCCGCCGCCGTCTTCCGCAACATCAAGGTTCAGTGAGGTGGGCATGTCGTACCGCATCACCGCGCCCGTGGCCGGATTCACGGGCGCCGTCGCGGGCATGGACTTCGCCCGCGGTGTGGCCGAGGGCGACCCGTCACCGGGCGCCCTGGCGTACTTCCGCCGGCACGGGTACAGCGTCGAGGAGATCGCCGCAGGCCCGGCCGTCGAGGAGGACCCCGCGGGGAGGCTGCCCGCCCGGTCGGCGTCCAAGGCGGACTGGCGCGCGTACGCCGTCGCGCACGGCATGTCCGAGGAGGACGCCGACGCGGCGACCCGCGACCAGCTCGCCGCGCACTTCCACGAGCACCACGCCGAGCAGGACGACTGACCGTGGCACCGACGTACGCGACCCCGGCCGAGCTTGCCGAGTTCCTCGCCCCCGACCCGGCCCCGGCCGACGTGGTGGCGGGGCGGCTGCTCGTCCGGGCGTCGCGGGACGTCCGCCGCGCCACCAAGGCCGCCCGGTACGACGTCGACGACGAGGGCCTCCCGACCGACGCGGGCATCCTCGACGCGCTCAAGGCGGCGACGCTGGAGCAGGCCGCCTTCCGGATCGAGGAGGGCGACGAGGAGGGGATCCCGTCCGGCGGTGTGTCCTCCGCGTCGATCGTGGGCGTGTCCGTCACCCGCGCCGCGGGGGCCGCGGGCGGCGGGACCCCGACGACGGTCAACGGCTTGGCGTATCAGGCGTGGCTCGCCCTCGACGAGGCCGGGCTTATCGGGCAAGCCCCGGACACGGGCGGGTACTGCTGATGCCGCGCATGCCGCGCCGGATGCTCACGCACCGGGTCACCATCGAGCCTTTCGAGGGCGACGGGGCGCGCGGCGAGGTCTACGGGCCGCCGGTCGAGGGCGTCCGCGCGCTCGCCGTCGCCAAGACCACGAACATCCGCACGGCGGACGGCAAGACGACCGTCAGCAGCACGACGGTCGTCCTGCTGCCCGGGCAGGAGTGCCCGGTCCGGTCCCGCCTCACCCTGCCCGACGGCCGGAAGGTCATCGCCATGCAGGTGATCGACGCCGACGGCGGCGGGAACCCGACCCCGGATCATGTCGAGGTGGTGGTCGTATGAGCAGCGTCCGCAACAGCTTCCGGCTCGACGACCTCACCGGCCGGGAACGCGCCGGCGCGGTCCGCGGGCTCCAGCTCGCCACCGAGCACCTGCTGCAGGCGTCCCGGCTGCAAGTCCCCATCGAGGAGGCAACCCTCGAACGGTCCGGCGTCGCGTCCGTCGACCCGGCCAAGCTGGAGGGCGCCGTGTCCTACGACACCCCGTACGCCGTCCGCCAGCACGAGGACTTGGACCTCCGCCACGACGCGGGCCGCAAGGCCAAGTATCTCGAAGACCCGATGCGCGACGAGGCCGACCAGATCCGCGACCTGGTCGCCGCGCAGATCCGCCGGGCGCTGCGCACGTGACCGGCTGGACCACGCGCCTCCTCGTCGGCCTCGCCGAACACCTCGACACGGTCGGGATCGTCCGATGGCAGGCCACCGGCGCCTACGCGCCCGAGGGCCTCCCGCCCGTGTTCCTCCGCGCCCTGGGCGACGCCCCCGACATCGCCGTCGCCCTCGCCGCGTACGGCGACCCCGAGAACGAGGACGCCGGCCTGTCCCATGTCGTCCAGGCCGTGCAGATCCGCACCCGCGGCACCAACGACCCGGTCACCGTCGACGACCTCGCCGACGAGATCCGCGACGAGCTCCACGGCGCGCAGGGACTCCACCTCGGCCCCTCCCCGGGCACCGTCGCCACGAGCCTCATCCGCCGCCGCTCCACCGCGCTCCTGGGCGTCGACGCCCGCGGCCGGTATGAGCGCGTGGACAACTACTACATCACCGCCGCGCGGCCTACCGCGAACCTGCCCGACTAGTAAGGAGACACGCGCCATGGCGCTCACGATCACCAGCGTTTCGCCCGCCAGCGGGCCGCAGGCCGGCGGGACCATCGTCCGCATCACCGGCACCGACCTGGACACCGTCACCAACGTCACGTTCGACGGGGTAGACGCGACCGCGTTCACCATCGAGAACGAGTTCCTGATCACGGCGACCGTCCCGGCCGGCGACACCGCCGAGGCCGTCGACGTGACCGTCGACGACGGGGTCGCCCCCGCCACCCTCGCGGGCGGCTACACCTACACCGCCAACGTCACCGACGAGCAGCTCGCCCCGACTCAGGCGAACAAGTACATCCTGGAGACCCGCAACGCCGGCGCCACCACGTGGACGCGGGTCCGCGCCATCGCCGACTTCAAGCCCCCGGTCGAGCCGAACATGGAAGACGACTCCGACTACGACGGCGAGGGGTGGGCGTCCGAGGCCAAGACCCAGCTCAAGTGGAGCATCGAGGCAAAGGTCATCCGGAAGGTCGGCATCGGGTCCGGGAACTACGACCCCGGACAGGAGCTCCTCCGCACCGCCAGCACGAAGTTCGGGCAGGAGGGCCTGGTCGAGGTCCGGTGGTACGACCGGCACGGCGGCCCCGAGGCATACCAGGGCTTCGCCAACGTCGTCTGGAGCCCCGAGGGCGGCGACACGAAGGCGCTGGACATCGTCACCGTCACCCTGTCCGGCAGCGGGAAGCGCACGGACATCGTCAACCCGGCCGCGTGATGGCCCGGGACGACGAGTTCGGCGAACTCGACGAGTTCGTCGACGACTCCATTACCCTCCCCGTCCCGGGGAAGGACGGCACCAAGGCGTATGTGATCCCGTCCGTGGACGGCAAGACGGGCCTGTGGGCGCAGCGCCTCCTGGAGGAGGTCGAGCGTGCCCGCGAGACGGGCGACGCCGACGCCGGCAAGCTCGACGACGGCGACGAGCGGCTCCTGTATGAGCGGATGCTCGGCCCCGTACTGGGCGAGATGCTCGACGACGGCGTTCGGTGGCAGAAGATCAGCCACGCCGCCATGACCGTCTTCTTCTGGACGACGGCCGGGCGCGACAAGGCCATCCAGTACTGGCGGGCAGGTGGTGACCCGGAACGCCTACGCTCGGCGGGGAATCGGGCCTCCCGCCGGGCGTCCGAGGGTGCGGCACGTACGACCCGGAAACGGGCCTCTGGGAATGGTACGAAGGCGCGGAAAAGCTCGGCGAAGAAACGGCGCTGAGCTGGGGCGAGATCCTCGCCCAATGGGGCCTGATCGAGGCCGACCTCCACGAGGTGTACGGGATCGACGTCGAGTCGGGGATCCTCGCCAGCCGGTCATGGCGGTGGCTCCGCGTCCGCATCCAAGGTCTGCTGTCCGCTGACACGCGCCTCGCCCGCCACTTCACACCCGACGACCAGCAGGCACAGCAGCAGTGACCGCGAGGGGGTGACGCCTCGTGGCCCTCGACCTCGGCGAACTGTCCGGCCGGATCACCCTCGACGACCGCGGATTCACGCGGCCGATGCAGCAGGCCGAACGCGGGCTCCGCCGGCTGGAGGCGACCACGCGCAGCAGCCTGGACGAGGTCGAGGGAGAGTTCCGCCGCGCCGGAGAGGGCGCCACGCGGGAGATGTCCCGCACCATGGACCGGGTCGGCCAGGAGGCCGAACGCGGCGGGCAGCAGGCCGGGCGGGACGCCGCCCGCGGCATCGAGCGCGGTCTACGCCGCGTCGAGGCACCGGCCCGCCGCGCCGGCCGCGACGCGGGCAAGTCCGCCGGCGAGGGCCTCGCCCAGGGCGCCGAAGGCGGGGCCAAGGGCAAGTTCGGGGCGCTGCGCGGCAAGCTCACCGGGATCATGGGCAAGGCCGGGCCCTGGCTCGCGGCCGGCGCCGTCGTCGGCGGCGCGTTCATGACCGGTCTCGCCGGCGCCATGGACAAGCAGGACGCGCTCGCCAAACTCAGCGCGCAGGTGGGCGCGTTCGGGCCGCGGTCGCATGCTCTCGGCCGCGTCGCCGGCGCCCTGTACGCGTCGGCGTACGGCGAAAGCATGGAGGACGTCACCGACGCTATCCGCGCGGTGATGCAGAACATCGGCGGCATGTCGACCGCGTCCGAGGCGGATCTGAAAAAGGTTTCGGCCGCCGCGCTGGACCTGGCGACCATTATGGACGAGGAAGTCGGGGGCGTATCCCGCGCCGTCGGGACAATGCTGCGCACCGGAATGGCGAAGAACGCACAGGAGGCGTTCGACATTCTGACGCGCGGCGTGCAAACCGGCGCGAATAAGGCCGAAGACCTGCTTGACACGTTCACCGAATACAGCACGCAATTCCGTAAGCTCGGCCTGGACGGTCAGGCAGCGATGGGCCTCATCTCGCAAG